GCTGGCCCGCTAACCAGAGCAACGGACATGAACCACATGCCTCACAAAGACCCGACCCTCGCCACCGCCCTGCTGGCCTGGCTGATGGACAACTGGCCCGCCGTCTATGGGGCCCTGCTGGCGCTGGCCATCGCCTTCCTGCGCATCACCTACGCCGGCGGACGGGGTCGCCGCCGGCTGATCGAATCCCTGCTGTGCGGCCTCATCACCCTGGCGGCCGCCACCGGGACCCACCTGCTCGGGATCCCCCAGGAGGCCACCCCGTTCCTGGGCGGCGTGGTGGGGCTGCTCGGGATCGACATCATCCGCGACCGGGCTGCCCTGATGTTTAGCAAGAAGGAGGACAACAATGCCGCGCAGTGACTGCCATCCCCAGATGGCCGCCTTTCTCGACCTGCTCGCCTATGCCGAGGGCACCAAGGGGCTGGGCGACGACGGTTACAACAAGCTGGTCAACCCGGCGGGTTTCTTCGGCGATTACAGCACTCACCCCAATGTGTCTGTCATCGTCCGACCAGGCCTGGTCAGCACCGCAGCCGGGCGCTACCAACATTTGTCCAGGCACTGGCGCCACTACCAGGCGGCGCTCGGCCTGCCGGACTTTGGCCCCGTCTCCCAGGACACCTGGGCCATCCAGCTTATCCGTGAGCGCAAGGCGCTGGACGACGTGATCAAAGGGCGCATCTCCCAGGCCATCGCCAAGTGCGCCAACATCTGGGCCAGCCTGCCCGGCGCCGGCTACGGCCAGCGCGAGCACAAGTTGGCTCATCTGCTGGCCAAGTTCACCGAGTTTGGCGGGGTGCTGGCATGAGCACGCTCATCCGGTTGTTGCCGACCCTGATCGGGCTGGTGATTGGCACCGTGCTGTTTGCCCAGGGGGAACGACTCACCCAGCGCACCCGAGAGCTCGCCAGCGCCAACGACACCATCAACATCCTGCAGGCAGTCAATACCCAGCAGGCGACCGCCTTCCAGGAACTGCTGATGCAGGCAAAGGGCCTGCGCCTACTGCTGAGCGACCAGAACGCGGCCTTGGCCGAGCTCGACAACCAGAACAGGAAGACCGCCGATGAACTGCAACAAGCCCTGGCCACGCCGCCGGCGGGCCGCCCGGATTGTGCTCGCGAGCCTTTGCCTGCTGGCGCTCTGCGCCTGCTCCAGCCAGCCCACGGCCGTGGTGCAAACCCGGGTGGTGAAGCAGCTGCCACCGCCGGGACTGGTGCCCCACTGCCCGGAGCCTGAATTTACGGGGAGCACCTACGGCGACGCCGTGCGGTTTATTCCCACCCTGCAGACGGCGCTGCGCCGCTGCCAAACCCAGATAGCCACCCTGACCCATTGGATTGAACAAGAGGAAACCACCCCATGAGCAAGCAAACCATCACCCTCACTATCGCAGGCCAAGACATCCGCTTTGTACCCACCCTGGTGGCCTACAACAGCTACATCAACGGACTGTCGATGACCGACAAGGTGGCGCCGTCTCACCAGTACCTCAAGCGCATCGTCGACGCCGACAGCAAAGAGGCGCTGGATGGCCTGCTGGTCCGCCCGGGCGCGGCCCTGCAGATTGCCGCCAAGGTCAACGAGCAGTACGCCCCTGACCTGGATATCGAAGTAAAAAACTGACCGCGCGCGCCGAGGCCATCGAACACAACCAACTGGAGCAGGTGCTGGCGCTACGCCGCCACTACCTGCCCCATGCGGATGACGAGCTCGACACCCTGGCTCGCGCACTCTGGTTAGACAAGTACCACGCCCAACGCCTCGCGCATGCCGTCGCCGAGGGCATCGCCACCGCCTTCAATGGATAAGCCATGGCTTCTGTCACCGAACAACTGATCATGAGGATTGCCCTGATCGATGCCGTCACCCGGCCGCTTGAGGGCATCAACAACCAGCTGAACCGGGTGAAAGAGACCGCGCAAGGCGGCTTTGCCAATATCGCCGGCGGTGGCGCGGCCATGTTGGCCGGCACCCTGGCGATCCAGAACGCGCTGGGACCGGCCCTTGAAATGGACAAGGCGCTGGCCGAAGTGGCCTCGCTGGATGTCCATGAAAAGACCCTCAAGCAGCTTTCCGACACGGCGCTGCAGTTCTCCGTCGAGTACGGCGAATCGGCCAGTGCCTTTGTCAGCGCCTCCTACGATATCCAATCCGCCATCGCGGGGCTGGAGGGGAACGAGTTGCCCTCCTTTGCCCGCGCCTCGGGCGTCCTGGCCAAGGCGACCAAAGCCGACACCGCCACCATCACCAACTACATGGGCACCATGTATGGCATCTTCGAGCAACAGGCCAAGAAGATGGGCAAGGCCAACTGGGTGGAGGATGTCGCCGGCAAGACCGCGCTCGCGGTGCAGATGTTCAAGACCACCGGCCAGGGCATGACCGACGCCTTCAAGGGCATTGGTGCCAACGCCACCGCCGCCGGGATCTCGATGGATGAGCAGTTCGCCGTGCTTGGCCACCTGCAGGCCACCATGGGGGGCGGCGAGGCCGGTACCAAGTTCAAGTCCTTCCTCGCCGGCGTCGGCAGCGCCCAGAAAGCGCTCGGTCTCAAGTTCACCGACTCGGCGGGCAACATGCTGCCGGTGCTCGATATCCTGGACAAGCTCAAGGCCCGTTATGGTGACACCCTCACCGTGGCCGGCAGTGACGAGCTGAAAAAGGCGTTTGGCTCGGACGAAGCGGTCTCGATGATCAAGCTCTTGATGAGCAACACCAAAGGCCTGGCCAACAGTATCAACGCCCTGGCCAACACCCACGGCATGGGCAAGGCCGAACAGATGGCCGCCGCCATGACCGACCAGTGGCAGCGGGTCGAGTCTGCCTGGTTCGCGATCCGGGCCGCCGCCTTTGGTGCTGTGCTCCCCACCATCAACAAGGTGGTGGGCGTCTTTGCCGATGGCGGCGCCTTGGTGCTGCGCTGGACCCGGATCTTTCCCAACTTCACCAAGGTGGTGAGTTATGCCGTGCTGGCCATCGCGGGTCTTGGGATCGTCACCGGTGCCTGGTTAGTACTGGCCGGACTTGCCAAGTTGGCCACCCTGGCCTGGGCGCTGACCTTTGGCGGCCTCACGGCCCCCCTCACTCTGTTCAAGAAGGCCCTCGCGGGCCTGCGCCCGGTGATCCTGGCCGTCAACCTGGCCATGAGCCTCAACCCGGCGGTGATCATCATCGGGGCAATCCTGGCACTGGTCGCTGCCGTCGCGCTGGCCATCATCTACTGGGACGAACTGCGCGCCACCTTCGCGGTGCTGACGGACTTCGAGCTCCTGAGCGCCTTCTTTGGCGGCCTGGCCGAGACCTTCGGCCCGCTCGCCTCGCAAGCACTGGCCCCCCTGGTGGATTTCTTCACCCTCATCGTGGGCCTGCTCGGTCAGGGGATCGCCTGGCTCGGCAGCTTCTTTGCGCAGACCAACCAGGCCAGCGTCGGCATCGACAACGTGGCCGATGCCGGCCGCCGGATGGGCAATATCCTCGGCGCCGCATTCGACACCCTGCTCACCCCATGGCGGGCGCTCATCGCACTCATCAAGACTGCGCTCGATGCCTCAAATCAGTTCCTGGGTACCCAGTTCGACACCGGCGCCTTGAACGTGGATGTGCTGCCCAAGTGGGCCGCCTCCCCCATGGAGATAGCGCCGCCCGCCAGCGTGGTGAACAGTCCCTTGGCCAGCTACCGCCAGCAGGACCAGAGCAAGGTGCCAGCCGGTGGCCTGGGCCAGCAGTTGATCCAGGCCAACGCGGCGGCCACCACGGCACACCAGAAGCCAACCCGCGCCCTGCATATCGGCGAGGTACATATCACCCCCCAAACCATGCCGACACCGGATGAACTGGAGAAAAACGCATGGGTGGAGCAACGCGGATGAAGAGCACTACACCATGAACGAACCCAAGTACATCGACATTCTGGTGGTGAACGGCGCTTGGCAGCTCGATGCCGGCGGCCAGCCCCGCACTACCCAGGACCGGCACAGCATCGGTCAGGACATCAAGCACCGCATCATGGAATCCGGGCTCGCCCGCAAGCTCATCGGCGAGCGCAGCCCGACCCTGCGCAGCGACGTGATGACCGAGATTGAGCTGCTGGTTGAAGACGACGAGCGGCTGGTGCCTGGCACCATCTTCATCAGCGAAGAGGCCCCCGACCGGGTGCTGGTCACCGCCCGCACCT